CCCAATCCTTTTATGACATCCATCAATCCTTTATTAGAAGATTGTGATTTCTTTGCTTCTTTCTGATTCTCTTTTAAACCATCATTTAAATTCTTTTGTGCAGAATCAAGTTTCTTTTCTGCATCAGCAAGTTTCTTTAAATTATCAGCATATTCATCTGAACCTTCAGATGAAGATTTCAATGATTCTTTTAACTTGTTAATTTCTTCAGTTAAAGATTTTACTTCTTTTTCAGCACTTGCAACATCAACATTAATCTTAACTGCTACTTCCGTATTTACTGCCATAATATTTTTTTTACTCTATATAAATTGTACCACCAAAAGTTATACCAACTGGTGTTATTACATATGGATTTGGACAAACTAATTTCATTTCGATGTAATCACCAGCACTTACTGATATACTCAATCCAGTATTTGTAAATTCACGCAAAGCAGTTGCAGCACCAATTGTTGCAACTAATGTATCTGTTGTATTATTCTTTCTAATATATAACGATAAATTTTCAGCACTTCCAGTTGTAGTTCCAGCATATGACATTATGTATGCTTTCTTAATTGTACCATCTTTTGGAATGTATACTTTCCAAACATTCGCAGTACTTATCATTGCTCTTGCTTGATTTCCAAAATAATAAGTTACACCTAAAGAAATGTTTGTTGATGCAGTTGTTACTGCTAATGTATAACCACGACCATTTGCAGATGTCTGAATTGTATTTAATTGTGTCTGAATATTGCCTGAACAATTATCTAAATAATCAAATTCAGCATTAGTAATTAAACCTGATGATATTCGTGTTGCTGCTATAAAACCACTTGTATCTTGTTTACTATTTAATTGTGTTTGAATATTTCCACTAACATTATCTAAATAATTGTATTCAGTATTAGATATCAATCCTGATGATATTCGTGTTGCATCTATTAATCCACTTGCGTCTTGCTTTGAATTTAGTTGTGTTTGAATCAAACCTGATACACCATCAAGATAATTATATTCAGTATTATTAATTATACCAGTTCCAATTTTAGTAGCATCAATAGTTCCACTAATATCTGCACCAGTAATATCACTACCAGCAGTAACCAATCCTTTTGAATCGTAAGTAATTTTAGTTTTTGTTGCACCTGATATCGCAGAATTTTTAGCAACTGCATATGTCTGTACATAATCGGTTAAATCTTTTTGGTCTGTTATCGTTCCTGATATATTGCCCCAAGTAGGTGGTGTTGATGTTCCACCTGAAATTGCTGCATTTGTCCAACCTGATACACCATACTGCAACACCTGACCATTAGCACCAGTAATGTCTTTCCATAACCCTTCAAAATTATCAAAGTATTTAATGTTCATAATTAATCTGTTATAATTTGTCCAGCACTTGAATTTGCAATTAATGTTGCTTTATCTATAATACCTTGTCCAGTTGGTGGTGCTGGTGGTGTATTACCACTTAAATCAATAATAATATTTGAACCATTCCAATTTTCAGCAACTGCTTGATTCAATACAGAATTCACATCGCTTGAAGTTAAAAATCCATTAGTGAAAGAAATGTATCTTTCATTAATATTAGTGAATTGTTTTAAATTTTTTATGTTACTTACATTTAAACCAATTACAAATAAATTCATTGATGTTGGTAATGTTATCAATTCTATTTCTATAATATAATTATTTGTAGTTGCATAAGTATGTGTTGGATAATAATAAAAATTTGTTATAAATGTATCCGATGTACCATCACCCCAATATATTTTTATTTCACTTGAATAGCCATTTAATTCAAAAATTATATCACCATTATTTATCTGATTTCCAAAAAATCTAAAATTGAATTTATCAGATTCAGGATTTGGTAAATCATATGTTGTATAAATTACACGAAGCAATTGCACTTCACAAATATTATTATCAGCATAATCAATAATCTTTATTAATCTATAAAGCACACCATCAAACCAAATGAATCTTCCAAAATCAAGATTATAAATATCTTTTTCAGTAAACTTCATCTTGCACGTAACTAATCTTGAATCCTTATCCGTTATCTCAGCCATATAACTTGAATAATAAGTATTAAAAAGATTATTAGATAATGCACCTGAAAGCAAAGCAAAATATAATTCTTTAGGAATGCCAAAATTCAAATCTGCATTTGGAACATCAGGATCATCAAAATGCCCAGCGTAACAATATCGTGTTTGTGTTGAAAGTGTTGTTGTATTGTTTAATATCTTATAAGATTCAACACCATCTATAACTTTTACTTGCAAAATCCTAATTACAGATTCAACTGAATCTTCAACATTATTATTTAACTTAAAAATAGTTGAAACAATTTTATCACGATTTGCATAACCAACTAATGGTGTTGGTGCAAATATTACTTCTGTTGATTCAGTATCTTTTGCAAATTCTAATTGATTATCAAATGTCCTTGTACCATACGTTTCATTGTATTGCTTCTTATATTTATCGTTATAATAATCAGTATCATCTTTATATTTAAACGTGTAGTACCTTGCACTTACTTCAGACATTGGTTTAATCTTTATTACCTGACTTCTATCTACTTTATCAGACCAATCCAAATAACTGCTTGTATTTAAATTATAGAATGATACATTAGGTTCAATAATTAAATGCCTATCAATTAATTTATCTTCACTAACCATCAGGTTAAACATCTTTAAAATTGATGTGAAGAAATCTTTTTGCAATACGTTCTTTGGCAATAAATCATTCATTCTGATTGTATCACCTAACTGATATGGTATATTTTCTTGTCCTTCATTTTCAATTAATATACTTGAACCTGAATTAATTTGTAAAGTTGCAGCACCTGAAAATGGATTGTAATTAATTTTATAAACTAAAGCAAAATTATCATTTGAATTTAAAGTTATAACACCAGTTGAAGTTGCATTGTATGTACCAACATTTGCTTGAATATTACAAATTGAACCAGCATTTGCATTAAAATATATAAATCCACTTCCGTTAGTTCTTGTAAATGTATAAGTTAAAATAATAGTTACTTTAATTGTAATTGGACTTGTTCCAGTATATTGAAATGCACCAGTTGTTGCATTATATGAAATGTTTGCTGCTAAAGTTGGACTATTAAATAAAACATTCTTTGCATTAACATTCCCAACATTAGGTGTTATTATTTGATTAGTATTCGTTGCACCTGATACATAGTTAACAACATCTTTTCTTGCTAATGCTTTATAATTATTTGGAACAATTAAACGCTTGAAAAAATTTGTATTAAAGAAATTAGATGAATAAGTATAACCAGCATCAGTTATTATTTTAGTCATTAATTCCTTTACAAAAAATGCTGGTCGTAATGCTTTAAACTGATAATCTTTTTTTGATGTACTTACTGATTGTATATCATAACTGCAATTTCCATAATCAATTAATGGATAGATATAACCCTTTCCAAGCACTTTATTATAATTGATTGTAAAATTGCTATCTGTTTCATTTACTAATGTTTCAGCAATAGTTAATTCAGTATAACGAATACCACCAAAATTGATAGGTTGAATAAAAATATTAGTAATTGTAAAAGTATTGTTATTGCTTGTCGTTCCAGTAATTGAAAATGTTGCACCAATTTCAAAATTCAATATAACACCTGATATTCTTATTTTTTTTGTAGAAGCAGTAAATGTTGTTGTTGAAGTAATATTGTAAGTAACAACACTATCCCAAGTTGTTAAGATATTAGCAATGGTATAAGTATGGTCATAGTTGCTAAAATCCAAATCATCATTTCCATTATCGTTATCAGTTATCTTTTTAGCACCAACCTTTGAAACAAAGCCACCTAATTCACCAAACAAAGCAACTTCATATTCTACGTTATCACCATCAATAAAAATTTCAAGCAATCTAATAACACCTTTGATAACTGGTAAACCATTTACTTCAATCCTTGCTTTTGCTGATTTAGATGCATTAAAATTATATAACACATTGCTTTGTGAATCATCAGTAAAATTGCTATTAGAAAATTCAAAGATATTGCCAAGCAAACGATTATTGTTAGCAGTTGCTGGTAAAACAATTGTCTTTGTAAATGAAGTTGATTTGCTATCAAGATTATTTAAATCATCAACAGAATATGTTATCTGTTGTGAAAAATCTTGCTGAATATCAAGTTCATAATTTTCAATGAATAATCTTGTCATCTTCTATATCCGTATCTTGTTTGATTCATAGCAATATCTATTTCTAATGCTCTTAATCCATTATTAATATTCTTTGAATATTCATAATTAGTATTTATAATTGAAACTGGATAAAAAGCACCATCAATTTCTGCATAAATCTGTGGTGAATAAATTAATTCAGATAACCATTGATATTCAGCATCTGTTGGATAATTCATTGTTAGATGATATTTCCAATCAATCTTGCTTCCATAATTTATAGAAGATTCTTTATAAACATTATTGGCATCATAATAATCTACTGAATTTCCATTAAATGAATAATCACGCTTTGCATATGTTTTTCGTTCTAAATCCATTGATAACTTGCTGACCAAATTAAATCTTGCAGTATCAAACATTCCAAATGCATTTATAAAATGAAGAAGTACTGGTTTATATTTTCCATCACATTCATTGTAAACACGAACAAATTCAGTAATAGTATCTTGAAATCCAACTTCCCAATATTTAACATCATTTGTTATCTGATAAGAAAAAAGTACATTGTTTATATTAGTACCACCAACATCTAATTGTAAAAATGGATTTCCAGTTGGTATTTGATAATACAAATAAGATTCTTGCCAAATAAAATTATTTGAATTGCCATATGCTCTGACATTAAAGTATCTGCCATTTACCAAACTTTTCACACCTATTAAAATTCTATCTGTTATATTATGTCTTAAAGTTGTTAATGGTCTATTCGATAAGAATCTATTGTTCCAGTTATCAAGTTTTAACTTTCTGCGATTAAATAATGGTGGCAAATAATTATAAGCAGTTGTACTTCCTGATGCAAGATTTAATGTTGTTAAACCAGCATAATCTTCACCAACACTTACTTGATATGTCAAACCAATTTGTCCTGATGTAGATGGTTGAGATATACAAATATTATCACCTTGTAATGGTTTAAAATAATCATAGGTAATTTCATTTCGAACAACTTGTGTAGCATTAAAATATCCTTTGCCAGTAATTGGTTCAGGAAATACTTTTGTTCTTATTAGTTGCTGACCTTTGTAAAATACATCGAATACATATTTGAAATCAGTTTGACCTGAATTCGATGAAGATGCTACATACCATAAATCATCTTGAATTGATACTTCGCCTGATGGCGAAACGAAACTTAATGCCATTATCTAAATAATTTAACTGAAATATTAACTGCAAATTCATCTGCAATTCTTTTTTCTAATCCAACAAAAGATTGGTCTATTGGTTGTTGTAAAAAGTTAGTTGTTTTGATACCAAATCTTCTAATCAAATACATTAACTTGTTTACCTTTAAATCAATCAACGATAACTTTTTTACTTCACCACCAACTGCACCATATTTTCTTACATCAGAAATACGAACCTTTGCTTTTCCTGATTCGATATATCTTTTAATGCTCTTTCTGAATTCTCCATTACTGGATGTCTTTGCTGGATTATGATATGAATATGGTGATGTTGGTGCATTCTTACTACTTCCCCAACCTTTAACACCTTTATCAACATACTTAGCATATTCTACGACGTGAATATTCAATGTCTTACTACCATCATTTTCTTCAACTAAATCAAAATAAAGATTTTCATCTGACTGCATATCACCTGAAGCAGTAACCTGATGTGTTTTAATTGATGCAACAAGATTGGTTTTAAACTTATTAGCATATTCTAACAAAATCGCATCAACACCTTTCATATCAACTTTTTGATATTGTGTTGTACCAGTTTCATTTAAGAAATCAAGATTTATCTTTTGCGATTTATTTATGTCCATATTTCTTCATCATTTTCTTTTCTTGTGCATTATCAATCTCACGTTTCATTTTTAAATAACTTAAATCATTCAGGAATTGAAATACCTTTAAATCCCATACTTGATCTATGCTGATATTTTCAAATTCACTAACCATTTTCGCATTATATAACCATCCATAACTTCTTGTAAATTCATTAGAATCGTTTCCATCTGATTCTGATTCATTGAAATGCTCTTGAAATAGATAGGCGAATTTTGAATTGATTTGCTGAAAACTGCGTAAAAAAAAACACACGATTGATAACCAGCAGCAAAATCAAACTGCAAGAATTGATTCGCCATCTTGTTATGATTTAATTCAATATTCCTATCAACGAATCCATTAATCGTTAATCTAACTGGTGAACACATTGTTGCAAGAATGCGATGCATATTAGCAATAATATCTTGTGAAAATGTAGCAAGTTCAACATACTTACCAGCGTTCATTGGTGGCTTTGCCAAATCATAATTCAATCTGTACCAACTGCCATTCATTCTGATTATTGATTTAGGTTTACCTTGTTCAGATTTAGCATTGAATTCTTGAAACGCTTTATTGATGTCATTAACAAGTTTCTTCTTCTTATCATCATTCATCTTGTTCACATCTTCTTCTGACTTTCCAGTTAGACATTGCACCAATAATGTTGACTTTTCACCTTCAGTTCCTTCGATTTGACTGATGTTGTAAAGTTCCTGAAACTTTTCAATGCTAATCTTCATACTATATAATGGATTTTTTTTGAAAAAATATATTAAAGAAATCGATAAACACCTGAATACTTATGCTCATTCATACATTTAACTGCTAATGCTAATGCGTTAACGCAATCATCGTGAAAACCTGATGGTGCATTATACCTAACACCAGTTGATGTAAACTGATATTCAAAGATATCAAGTTCTTCTTTAATTGCACCTGAAGGATAGAATACTTCTTTCTTGTGTATTTTAGATGCCAGTAATTCCATAAGTTGTTGTTTACTTGATGAAGTATACTTAAACCCATACATCGCATTAAAATGCTTCTGTAAATCTTCTGTGATAGCATCACCAACACCAGTTGAATCAATTACGATTGGTTTGTTTTTATCTAATTTAATAATCTGTTCTTTTGTTGATGCCCAATCTTTTTGAAATCGTTCATAATGAGCAACACAACCATCAACATCTAAACCAATAATAACTGACCAGTCAAATGATTTTGCCAAATCAATTCCAAAATACATTGCTTCTTTATTTGATTGTTGTCTTACACAATCATTAATGTGTTGACTTCCGAAAGGATTAGATGCATTTTCCATTGCATCTGCAAGATATTCTTGCTGAAATACTGCTGCTGGTATTTGATTCTGTGCATCCAGTATTTCGTGTTTGTCAATATAAGGATTATCAAAGGTTGTAAACTTAAATGATTCCCAATCTGATTCACGTGAAACACCTTTGAGAAAAAGCGAATAGAAATAGTTTTTTCCTTTGGGTGTTGATAAAAACAATGCCTTACCAATATAATCAGTTAATGTTGGTCTGATGCTATTTAACCAACCATCTTCAAGATCAGGAATAAAAGATGCTTCATCAATTACAACAAAATGAAACTTGCGACCACGTAACGCATCTAAACGTTCCCCAGTAAAGAATGTTACCTGACCATCATTAGGAAAGTTAATAATCAAATCCGATTTATTGTTTTCAAATGGAACAACCTTTATTAGTTTAGAAAAGAATGTTTTGGCTAACTGGTATGTTGGAGTAATGTAAGCAACTGAATTTCCTTTCAACGCTTCATTGATAATCTCTATCTGTGATAATTCAGATTTGCCGAATCTACGACCACAACACACAACACGATATCTTGATGTGCTATCAAGAATCTTTTGCTGGTTAATATGTGGTTTAGGTAGTTCAATTCTCACGGAATTAAAGATACAAAAAAAGCGTTCATTTCTGAACGCTTATCTAATTGTTTAAATTTTACTTTAGCAATGCAATGCCATACATTTTGCGATAATCATTTAATTCTTTTAGCATTCTAACATAATCAGTTTTAGATTCAAATTCATTAGATTCTAATGCATTGTTTCTAACTAAAATTTCGTGTGCTTGTTCTTGATTCATTGTTTTAATTTTTGGTTTGATTAATTAATTTTAAAACAAAGATACAACTTTATTTTGATTCCACCAAATATTTTTCAAACTACAAAATCGTTTTTCCTTCAACATAAACAATTTCAATTCTATTACTGGTAGTTATCGCAGCAGTTTCTTTTGGTTTGCCATATACTCTTGTAAGCAATGTATCAATTGAATATAATGAACCACGTTCAAGTGATTTCTTCATTGCATTTGCAATTGTTTTTTCCAGTATCGTTGAATTCTCATTCTTGTAAACATCATTCAATTCTGAAATTGTCATTTGCAGCATTACCTGAATAGTATCATTGATTTCTGCTAACTTATATCCTGATTCACGAAGAAGTGTTGTGTACTTCTTTGGTCTGCCATTAGGATTAGTAACGACACCTTTTTTGAATTGATGCTTAACAATGTCTGCTTTTGCCATTGTGCTATTATCGTGTTATTTTTTTCAAATGAATATACTTCAAAAATTGAACCTGATTTTTTATATCACCATAAACATTATGGCACTTTCTACATAATGCCATTAGATTTTCAATTGTATCTTTATCTTCAGCACCACCCATTCCACGTGCATCAATGTGATGTATATCAACTGCCTTTGCACCACATAATTCACAACCAATGAAATCATCTATTCCATAACTGAAATATTCGAAATAAACTTTAGTGTGTTTTTTCAAAGTTTTGATTTATAATGTTCACAAATCTTATCAATCTTTGCTATGTAATACAAATTAAAATCTTTATATCCTTCATCATTGTTTTCAAAGTTTCTGTATAGAATTGCTCTTAATCTTTGTGATGGTGATTTAATGCTATCGTAATTAGTTTGAAAAGATTCAATTGTATCTGTTTCATTAGATGTGAATCTTTCAGGTTTTAATCCTATGTAACAAAACTGCTGATTCAACTGGAATACTTCTGCTGCTTCTGCTGGTGATAGTTCTTGCGTACCAATAGTTAACCGAATAGTTTTATCTTTTCGTGTGGCAAGTGATTCTATTTGACCAGCAATCAATATCATTTAAAAGTGTTTATAAGCGTTTTATCAATGTATTTTTCATTTATATACCAATCTTCAAACGCACCAAAAGAACATTGTACATCAGGCAGAATTAACGTATATCCTAAATCTTGCAGCACCTTTCTTGATGGTTCAACAAATGTAGAATCAAAATAAGAATCTGTTTCATATGTTATAATTCCAAATTCCTTTTTGGATTCCATTATACGAAGCAATGCTTTGTAAGTATTCAATGGTGGTTCAATGTCTAACTGAAGATAATCAAAGTACATTTGATTTATTTTAGAATAATCAAATGTCATTGCATCTGTAATTATTAATGGATTCTTTCTTTTTTCTGCCCACAACATTTCATTCTGATTATCATTATCAATACTTAAACCTGACCAACCTTTTTCTTCAAGAAGGTATGTGTTGTTAATATAAACTGGATGCGATGCACCAATTTCAAGATATGTACCAACCTTATAATTGGTCATATGATATACAAAGACATCTTGATTTGCTTGACTATACATTTATAATTGTTTCACGTGGCATTAATAATGAAGAACAAGTATGATTTGGTGCTTGTTCCAATCTGTAACTTAAACCTAATCCCATTGCAATAGTTGACCAAGCAGAATAACACCCAGTAAACATAACTGCATTTTTAATCAAATATGCACCTTCTAAAAAATCACAAGAGAAGTATTTAACATCAGTTCCAAACTTTTGATTAAATAAAAGATATTCATCAGGATAACCAATAAAAAATACTTCATCTGCGATTGTTCTTAAATAGGCAACTTCTTTTGACCAATCAAAATTTGGATCGGCATAATTTGTTGTACGATTAATTACTGCATATTTAATACCATTAAGCATAACTTGGTTATCAGGTAAGGTTAACCAGCCATCTTTCCAAGAATTATCTGTTGGTATATTTTGTCCTTTAAAATGTGCTTCAACTAAATTTTGATGATGTCCAGCGTGTACACGAAACTTATCTAAATCTATTGCATCCCCAAATTTATAATCTAACCATTCAACAGAATCAATATAATCTTGCACTTCAATTAACTTCTTGATTGATTCATATCGTTGTTTATGGAATGAATGAATTATTAATTTGCCACCACCCATTGCTTTAATTGTTGGAAGCGAAAACACGATGTCACCAGTTGCACCCCCGTGAGTAAAAATATTCATATTGTTTTTGTATTATAATATCTGTAAATCGTTGCAATCATTTCACAAATACACGCTGGACAATTATCATTATAATGGTAATGTGGATGTTCTACACGATAAGCATCAACTACTTCTTTTCTGATATGTGGATGAAAATTAACAAGTTCACCAGTTTTTTCATATAGATCATAAATATGTTTATGAAGCAATAAGGTCTGCAAATGCTTTTCTTCGGGTAACATTAACGTCGAAGATATTATATTTTCTTTTTGCCCATTCGTTGATTTTTTCGCCATATTCTTTTCTGATTTCAGGATTGTTTATAAGCAAATTTAAATGTTTATTCCAGTCTTTTTGATTATAAGCCCATAATACTGGTGCATCAAAATCATTAATGTATGGTTCAACTGCTGAACAAATAACTGGAATTTTTTTAACTGATGCTTCTAATAACTTTAAATTTGATTTTCCAGCACTCCAATCAGATGCCAACAATGGCACAACCATAATGTCTGCATTAGAATACATATGCATATACTTATCAGGTGAAGTTCCTTTTAATATTTCATATGGTAATTGACGTGATGAAGTAAAATATCCAACCATCTTATCCCAAATAAACTGCGATAATTCATTTGAATTGTCATAACCACCAATAACCATCTTGATTTTTTGTTTATGCAATGATAATCTTCTGATTGGATTCTTTAAAATTTCCAAATCACCTTCGTGAGTAATGCCACCACACCAAAATATTCTTAATTTATCATCTTGATTTTTATCTTCTGTAAACTGATGTTCGCCAAATGGAATTGCATTTGGGAAAATGTGAACATTAGAATTGAATGGTCTTATCTTTTCTGCTAATCTTTCGTGAGTACAAGTAACCATATCTGCTTCACGCAAGTTTTTTTCAATTCTTGGATTCAGTTCTTGATAATCATAATAATTTATATGGTTGGAAGGTAATAACCAATCATCATCCATATCAATTACAATCTTACAACCTATCTGTTTTCTGACTGCATCATAATTTCCATCGTACTGGCTAATGCGATTAAATAGCAATATATCCCAATGTTTTTCAAGTACTTCATCTGTTGGAATGTTTGTAACATATCCACTAACATCATTCATAAATCCTAATGGAAGAACAACACGATGAAATCCACAACCTGAATGTGGATGCGATATACCTAATATTTTCATTTTAATTTATTTCCGATGAAACCAGCACCAAAGATTATTGCGATAAAGTAACTAATATATTCAGGTGTGAAGTATAATGCAACTGCCATCCATACAGATAAGCAAGTTACACAATCGAATGGTTTGATTCTTGCACCCACTTTCATTTTTGCTTTTGCTTTTATCCAGTTAGGAATTCCAGCCACATTTACAAAGTAGTAACTGAAAAAAAATGCTGCTAATGCTATTACCATTGTTTTTTTATTTCTTTTTTCAATTCTTGTTTAGTTTTATTTACCACCTGATGAACGTGTAATCTTGGGATATTAAAATAATCTGCTACTTTCTGACAAGAACGAAGTTCTACAAACTTTGAAAATATCATTGATTCGTGTGCATCATTAGCATTTGATAATAATTTTTCATTAAGAATTTGTTTTGCATATCTAACAGATGATAAATCAGGTTTTGATTGTACAAGTGATTGCATATATTCATATGCTTTATTAAGGTCTTTCTTTCGGTAAGTTCGGTAAAAATTTCCATTTTGTAATGTTCCCATTTTCCAAACTATTCGTGATGCAAATGCTACAAGATTATTATCTTCAAAAATCTTGGTTAATTTATTGCAATCATAAGTTAATAAGACAATTGCCATTTCTTGCTTTAAATCATCTTGCAATTCTTTAGGTTCGATTTTAGCAATCAGTTCATTAACTTTTGGATGCAGATATATCTGTTCAACATATTCTGTGCAATTGTTCATCTTTTTCAAAGTTAGAGTATTTCAATAAAATAATCACCATACTTGATTTTCAAATATTTATTCAACTTTTCATCATCTTGCAAAAGTTGTCTTGCATAATTAGGTACGGCAAACTTTTCATATTCTGATGGCACAAGTTTTCTGAATTTTCTGTTGATAAAAAAACCAATGATACAACCACTACCATATTCGTTATAATAATAAACTGGAAGATAGTTTTCAGGAATTGTTATTGCTTTCATTTCATTCTTAACAACTGATAGTTTAACATCATTACGTTTTATTAATGTTCTTTTCTTTTCAATTTTTAGTATTGTATTGCGTTTATTTAATTCATCATCAGTTAGCATATCAACTGGTTTAACTACAACTGGAACATATAACGGAATATTAACTAAATCATTAAAATGCACATCAGCAGTATCAATATTTTTATAAGTGTTTATGATGATAGGTGAAATGCGAATATCATAGATTGAAATAGGTGCATTGATATTAATAATTTGATTTTCAAGTTCACGCTGATAAAATCTGAATTCATCAATTTCTTGATAGTACTGCGAATAGACAATATCAACATATTTATTGTTAACTATTCCAGCAGTAAATTTTTTTTCAGATTCTTTTATTGTAGATAATTCACGTCTGATAATATTAAATAATCTTCTTGCCTGACTTAGATCATTGAATAAATCTTTCTTTTCTGATTTAGTAATAATATCTTTTGTTGATGTTTTCTGATATGCTTTATTGTTTTCATAGTAATCGTAAACTTTTAAAGCATTATTATAAACTACCAGCGAATCATCTTTTGTTGCACATTCAGTATTAATTCCATATACATCTATGCATTGAGCATTACAAAATCTAAAGTTAATTATGCAACAAATAAAAAGGATGCATTTTTTCATATGCATCCTATACAACAAAAATCTTTCCACATTACAAACCTAATATCTTTAAAGCATCATTTATTGATTCAATAATAGTTACCTGACCATACCAGTCAAAGTGAAATTTTAATTCAGCATCTGTAAGTTTCTTTTGCGATTTTGTTTTTTCTCCATCTTTTATTTCAAAAAGATAATTTAACCCTTTATAACCAACAACAATATCAGGAAAACCTTTTCCAATTGTATGTGTGCTGAATACAGATAGATTTGGAATTTCTCGCAACTGGCTAATCAATTGCTTTTGATTTGCATCAGTTCTTCGTATCATCTACATAATTATTATTAAAATACTTTTCACCTAATCTTGTATAGAATCCATTGGCAGTTTCTTGCTGACCTGATTCAAATGCATTTACAATCTGCTCTTTTTCTAAATCAAATAGTTCATCAATGTGATCGTGAAACCAATCTAAAAAATCAATCAATTTTTCTTCTTGAATTTTATCAGCAATTAAATTTAATGCAGTTTTCATTTTAAAAATTATATTTAAAACTAAAATAATTATCCCATTGATTAACCATTGCTTCAGCAATTCCGGAAAATGTTTTGCTTCTTATTTCTGCACGTTTATCTGCACTTTGTTTTAAAGCATTATAATACCACAATGGTTGTTTTTTAATTACACCAGTTTTTTTATCAACCCATTCAAAAAATTCACCTTTATCTGTATGTGTAACTTCTTTATCAAATAAGTTTACTTGTTTATTATGATATAATTTAGGAAGATTTTTAAGCCATAAACAAGTTGATTTTTGTGCTTTATCTCCAAAATAAAATGGTTGAATTATTTGGTCAGGTTTACGATATTTTTTAGACATAATACCAATTGGATTTTCAACTGCAATGTGATTAATATCTGCATTAATCATTTTCATAAAAAAATCAATTCCTTCTTGCTGCCTACCATCTTTAATTTTTTGTTCAAAATGTCTTGAGCCACTAACTGCTAAATGTGTGCAAGGTGGAAAAGAAATAAAGCAATCCCATTTTTGATTTAAAATATTAAAAATATCTTCTTGGTAATGTTTAGCATTTTTATTTCTATTTTCTTTTATATCACAAGACCAAGCATCGTAACCTAATTTCTCAAACCTTCCACGTACTTCATCTGATTCTTCACAACCTATTAAAATTCTAAATTTATTTTTCATTTATTTCTTTTTGGTAGTTTTTAATGTAATCCAGCACAGATAATCTTTTATAAACATTTTCAACTTGCAAAACAAAAATATCACTTATATCAATAAATCCACAATGCTTTTCTTTCATAAACTGGTTGTAAATACAGATATCTGATTTATCAAGTAAAGATGCTTTTATTGATAATTGTTCTTCAAACAACTGCAATGACCTTTTATACATCAATGATTTTTGTTTATCAGATTGTCTTAATAATTTTAAATCAATCATATAATCATAAATGTATAACGGAATAAAATGCAAATTTCGCAAATGAAAATCATAACGATTTAGATATGTATCAATATCATTCAATTTATCACGTTCAGTTAATACAATATCAACTTCAATATCATTTATTTTTACAAGTTTTTTGTTTTCGTTAACCAACCAAATCCGATAACCATTCATTATTCTAACAAGATATTCTATGCTGAAATTATCATAAACTTTACAATCATCAATATCCAGTTGCTGCTTAATTGCAAGTTCAAATGCCAGTTGTAATTCATCAATCGTTTTATGTGCATATTCTTTTCTGATGTAATTAATCAAAAACTGATTGTGAAGTTTATCAGGATAGTGTTGCATCCTTAAACCTACAAGAATAAATACTTTAAGTAGTTGATTTTGAATTTCGCCATCAGAAGCATCAGAAATTTTTTTACTTAATAAAATACTAACTATATCTGTTGTGCCATTCGGAATAGGCATCAATCTTTTTGTCTGCAATTGATTTTCCATTTGATTCAAATTTTTGATTTTTAATCCAATTTACAAAATACTTGTAAACTTCAGATTCGTTATTGTAATAAGTTTCGCCAGTAAGTTTTTCAAGTTTAAAAGATTCCCAAAGCAATTCAATTTGATTTTTGTTTACTTCTGTTTGCTTCACGATTTTCATCTGTTCAATAATAGATTGAAAATATTGATTTGGAAGTTCTTTGAAATCTTCAGATAAATATTTTTTTCCTTTTAATATTATTTTATTTTCAATTACAATTTCATTTTCAATTTCATTTTCCATATGTTGAACATATGATGAAGATATGTTTAAGATATCTTTTGATTTTCTATTCTTACTACGTGAATCTGAATATGATTTTCTTTTTTCAGCAACTTCACGTAATCTTTCATTATAAAAACCATTTTCATCTTTAACAAATTTGCAAAATATATCTTCATCATATGATTTACATATGTTTAACATATCTTTTTCAGAAAGGAATTTTTTTTGATGTTGCAAACAAAGCAATCTGATATATTTACCAACTTGTTCATCACTCATTGTGTAAGTACCAGTAAGAAAATCATTGGAGTAAAAAAGAAATGCTGGATCTTTAGCCATATAAAAAAAGGTCGAACAATAGTTGCAGTATTGAACGACCTTTTAAGGTGAAATAAATTTCTGTTTGTCTGCAACATCAAACAGAAACTGGTTACAAATATAACAATTAATAATTAAAATATTTTAAACTACCATAAATTTTTAAATGCAATTTTTTATATTCTCTGCGATATTCAGGATATACTTCACAGAATTTTTTAACTTGATTTATTCCGTGAATTATAGTTGTATGGTCTTTTCCCATAAAAAAACTACCTATATATTTCAAAGACATTTTTAAATCACTATTTGAATAAAGCAAATCATAAATCTTGTGCCTAATAGAAACTAAATGAAAATCACGCTTCTTTGAAATAACTTCAGTCATATAAATATCGTAATAATTACAGACTTCAAATATTATATCATTTGGAGAAATAGCAATGTTAGTTCCAGTTAGTGTTGAAATACAATTTTCGCATTTTTTCATAAATCAGATAATTGAAGTTCATCAGCATATGAAGAACGTATTCTAAAAAAGTTTTTATGCATTGGATATTCTTTCATAAATTTTCTTGAATAAAATGCTGCATAATCATTATTGATTTTGAATTTATCATTTTTTGCAACAACAATTGATTCCCAACGTATACGTTCAATAATCATTTGACTGCCACTATTTTGATAACCTGATTTTATTGCTTCAAATGTAAACTTTTCAAACATTCTATATACTTCAGGATTTACTGCATCATATTCTATAAACTTTTTGTATAAATCTGATTTATAATTAAATAATTTTTGTTGCATAATTTTTTATTTTGCGATGGTTGTTTTGATTGATGATGTGGATGATTTAGATGGTGGATATATTCGGCAAACTTCATCATTAACTATTATATCAACACCTGATGCTGGAACAGATTTTAACCACGTTTGCCTTTCTTTAATCTCCATTTCTAAAGATTCAAGTTCATTTATTAATTCAATTAAAACTGAATCACCACAATTTGTATAATCATACTTAGTTCCAACTTCAGCAAGTTCAATTTTTGTTCCGTATGATGTAACAACTTGTTTTCCGTGTTTACTCACTTCATCACGAAGTGAATCAATGTAATTGTGATTTGATTTTATTTCCTTAATCAACCATTCTATTTTTGCAAATGTTTCGATTGATTCAATCAACTTACCTGATTCAGTTAATCTTTCAACAGAATCTTCAGCAATGATTTTTAATTGTGATTTAGTCAACTGATTGTTGACAACTGGTAATTCGTACATAGTTTGATTTTTTAATTATTGATTAATAATGATTCTACTTCTTTTGAAACTTTATAATGCTTTCTAACATCAGCAATTGTAATCTTTCCAGCAGCAAGTTTTTCTTTTGCATTCTCAAAATCTTTGCTGCCTTTGTTTAACCATTGCTTATTATTATCTTCTGCTTCTTGTGGATTCTTGCCACCATAAGTTGCTGTATTACCATCATCATCTTCATCTATGTTTAAACAAAGAACAGATGCCAATGCATAACGTCTTGCATAAGTAATTGCTGAACCACGACCTTGTGGATCGTCTTTAACTGGTCTCATTGTATATTCTGATTTCAGGTATTCTCCTGATTCGTGAAGTAGTATGGTAGTTAAACCATAATCACCAGTAGGAAATTGTAGGATTGATAATCCGGATTCAATTAATGGTTCTTTGATTGCATCAAGTATATTTGATAATGAAGCATAACTGGATTTAAAAAATGGATTCTTAGCATCCTTTTTAATTGATTCAACTTTTACTTGAAATAGAATCATTGACTTTGCCAATGTTGATACTTGGTTTGATTTTTGCATTTTTTTCGATTTTTGATTGATTGACTAATATTTCGACAAACTTTCTGAATTTAAGTTTTTTTTCTAATTGCTTTTGATTCATCAGATGTTATCATTAGGTTCGTTAATTGTTGTTTCGCAAATGATTGTAATTTTATTTGATTGCCTATTGTTTAAAATATAATCACTATACTTAATCAATGCATCTGCTTCATTTAGTGATACTGAACCATCAATGAATATATCATCTCTTGTCAGATACCAATGTGTTGTTGATGTATTTTCATCTTTAATTAATTTGATTCTCATCTTTCAAAGTTTTTAAAAAGTTATAAATTTTGTTTCTAAGTTCTTCTTTGCCAAAAATTTCAATTATTGAATTTTCAACGTAACAAGTAACTTGTGTTTTTTTGATGCCTGAAGGTTTACGACCTGAATTTTGTCGTTTGCCACCACGTAATGTAGATTGTTCCATTTTATTTATTTTGGTAATTACGTTACCAGCGTTAGAATTTTATGATATTTTCAATCAGTAATGAAATGATAATTATGATTGTAACAAGTATTGTATCTTTTGTAGATTGTTTCATTTTTGAAAAGTGTTTGATAAATGTATGATTAATATTTGAATTAAAAAAGTTTATATTGAATTTTTAAATTCTGCAAATCTGAAACCTAATTCAAAATAATATGAAATATCAGGAATAAAACCATCTTCAAATAATTCTATAATAATGAATTTATTTCCATCATAAGATGATAATCTATAAGTAAAACCTTCTTGTTTACAAAATATTTCAAGTGATATGCTATATTCTAATACTAACTTTTTCATTTTTTTAATTTTTTATTTTAAAAATTATGCGTTAAATGGACGCATCCCCATAGTTTATTAATAAAATTTGTTTGATTCAACTTTTGTTTGTTTAACAATTTTTATAGTTTGACCATATTCAGTAACATCATACAAACCAATAATTGTTTTGCTATTAATTAAAGATGTAAATCTTGCTTCCTCTTGTACTCTTTCAAAATAGGCATCAAATGCAGATTGATAATCTTGATAATTAAAACAAAATGTTTTAGATTTTCTTGTAATTGCTATAACATAAGAAAATGATGTTTTGCTACTTGTTTCCACTTTTTGATTAATTGCTTTTTTCATTTTTTTTTGATTTTTAGTTTTTGATTGTTTTGATTTCTGATGTAAAAATAAACAATATTTTGAATTAACAATACTTTTTTCAAACATTTTTCAAAATAATTTTAAAATATTTTTCAAATGCATACTGGTATTAACTTTCAGACATAAAAAAAACCCGATGTAGATACATCAGGTTAATCAAAAAATCAAAAATATTAAAAACTACACACAAAAATACATATCTGCTTCAGCGTTTCTTCTTCGTGTCAAACCTTTTAATTCAACAAGTACACCATTAACACGACCTTTATTCCACTTTAAAAATTCATTTCTAATTGCTGAATCATTAGGATTTGCTTTAACCTTCTTTAATAGGGTTGATTTGCTAAACGCACCACTTCCAACATTGTATATAAACGAAGTTAATGCATCATATTGATTCTGCGTTAAAATTAATGAATCAAGTATTACTGCTTTACGATTGACTTCCCAGTATAATAATAAACCAGCACCTTCTAAAGTGATAGTTTCGCCTAACTGAACCTTTTTGCCATCATTCCACATAGTACTGCCATAACCAATTGTAGGCACACCAACGGCATCTAAATATGCTTTGGTGCGATATCCTTCAAACTGCTTGATTAAGTTAATACAATTTTGTGATGGATTCATTTCTTATAAAAATTAAAAAATAACGAAATGCCTAATGCAATTATTAGCCATATAGAAATTTTCAAAAGTTGCTCATACTTATTTCGATACCTTAATTCATTTTTATTTGCTTCGTTCAGTTGAGAATTAAGATAATATATTCTTGCAGAATCTTGGATTTTAATACTTCGATAAACAACTGGTGGTGATTTTTGCAACTGGATTTTAAGACCATCGATTATTTTTTTAGATTGAATTAATTGTTGCTTTATCCTATCTATACCAGCACAATTTATTATTGTATCTGTTTGATTAATTAATTTTTCAATCGTATCTGATAGAATTATAACACGTCCATTTAGTTCACCAAATAAAGAATCTGCAATATGTTTATCTTTTTCATCTAATTTTAAAACTTGCCATCCTAATGGAAACCATT